CGGCTTTCCTTTCGACGCTATCTGTAAAAACAAACAGGAAGCCGAAGAGTTTGCCCTAGAGTTAAAAGAAGATGGTTGCAAAGCAATTAAAATACAAAAATATGAGTCTGAGCAAACAAGCTAGTTACATTTACAACATCTTATCTGACGGGGAGTGGCACTGTGGTATCGACTGGGGATATTCCGATGGACACGCAAAAAGAATTACAGACATAAATGAGTTTCTTCGACCGCAAGGTTTAGAAGTAGATAGTAAATGGTGTAATTGTGGCAGACATGTTAGTAAGGTGTTAGCAAGAAGAATAAAAGCTATAAGCTCCGATAATCCTATCGCTGCACAATTCTTAGAAGACTTTTCTGTGGTAAAAGGAACGCAGGAAGCACTTAATAAATTAACATTATTCTAATGGACGAATTAAAACAAATGTTAGGCAAAAAGAATTATCTATGGAAGTCAATGCGAGCACAATTAAAGTCAGACCACGGGAATATAGATTGGACAATCGGTAAATGGTATGAAGAGAAAACCACTATCAAATGTCAAAAGGGTTTTCACGCTTCAGTCCGAGCAATTGACGCAATGCGATATGTAAATTGCGAAATACTTTGCAAGGTGGAAGTCAAAGGCAAAAGCGATATTGACGATGATAAGCAGTGTTGGTCAGAAATGAGGATTGAGAAGGCTTATGTTTGGAAGAAAGAAGATTCAGTTGCTCTAGCGATTTATGCAGCAGAATTAGTTATTGATATTTTTGAGAAAGAAGTTCCAAAAGACAAGCGACCACGCAAGGCAATTGAAGCAGCTAAGAAATGGCTTAAAAGCCCGACAGAAAAAAATCGTGCTGCTGCCTATGCTGCTGCCTATGCTGCTGCCAATGCTGCTGCCAATGCTGCTGCCAATGCTGCCAATGCTGCCAATGCTGCTGCCTATGCTGCTGCCAATGCTGCTGCCTATGCTGCCAATGCTGCCAATGCTACCTATGCTGCCTATGCTGCTGCCTATGCTGCCAATGCTGCCAATGCTGCCCGAAGAGTAGCCCCTAAGAAGATTTTAGACCAGTGTAATAAATGGGTAATCGACAGAATTAAAACGCTAGAAGCCTATGATTCAAAGTCTTAAACCAAATCAAATATTTATATTCGGTTCGAATCTTGCTGGACAGCATATTGGTGGAGCAGCTAAACAAGCCCTAGAACAGTTCGGAGCGATTATGGGACAAGGGGAAGGTATGCAAGGACAGTCTTACGCCTTCCCCACCCTAAACGATAGATTCGATAGACTAAGCCGAGAAGATTTACTAAAGAGCGTAAAAATACTCAAATTTTGTGCTGAGAATAATCCTGATAAGGAGTTCTTACTTACAAGAGTAGGGACTGGCATTGCAGGATATTCCGAAGAATATATGAATGAACTTTTAAAAGATTTGCCATCTAATATAATACGTATATGGAAAATATAGAATATAAAATACACGAAAAAATTATGGATAGTTGGAATATAAAAAGTGAAATAAGGTGTGTGGAGTGTAAACAGGTAGTAAAATATCCTGTGGAAAAACATTAAATAAACTATATGAAAAACAATACAGGTGTAGAAAATATAGGAGAAAATAATTCTGGCTACGGGAACTCTGGCTACGGGAACTCTGGCTACGGGAACTCAACAGAAAGAGAGAGCGGTATCTTTAATTCCACACAGGGAACAATAAGAATGTTCAATAAGCCAACTGATAAAAAGTGGGACGAGATTAACCATCCACATTTCAACGAATTTTATCTGACTAAGTGGATTTCAGAGAATGAAATGACCGATGAAGAAAAGAAAGCTGACCCTGAATTTCATGTCCGTCAAGGTTATCTTAAAAAGTTTAAATACAAAGAAGCGTGGACTAACTTTTGGAAAGATACAGACGAAGAGAATCGTAAGAAGTTTTTAGCTTTACCAAACTTTTCGTGGAGTGTGTTCACTTCTATCACAGGAATAGAGCCGAGTAGTGCTAATACACCTAATATTATTGACTTAAATGGTAAAAAGTATAAGTTAATTGAGGATTGATTTTTTATGAGATTACTGGTATACTTTTAATATGATAAAAGATACTAAATTTAAAAAAGGACAACCGTCTTGGAATAAAGGTAAATCAAATACTTGGCTTATAGGTATTCCAAGGACGGAAGAAGTTAAGCACAAAATAAGTGAGGCTCATAAAAAACTTGGCACAAAACCAATTCCATATAAACGAAGTAACCCAAATATAAGGATTGAATGTAAGACTTGTTCTACTAAATTTGAAGTAGTTTTTTCTAGAAAAGACAAAGCAAAATATTGTTCCTTTAAATGCCGTTTTATAGGACAAAAAGGGAAAGCTTTACCTACTAAGGGACTATTTAAAGCAACGTCTTATGGAGCTTGTCATTATAAGGTTAGGAAGTTAAGAGGAACTCCGAGTTTATGCGAAGTATGTGGCACTACTACAGCAAAAAAGTTTGAATGGGCAAATCTAACAGGTAATTATGCAGATATAAATGATTATAAAAGAATGTGTGCTTCTTGCCACGATAAGTTTGATGGCGTAATTAAAAATTTGAGTTAAGGATATTACAGGAATTGATACACAGACAAAGAGTTTAAGTGGTAAGACTATTAAAGTAATCCTCGACGGGACAGAATATAGTGCAACGATTAACTAAAAAACGAAAGGAGTGAAAATGAGAGATTTGGAAATTTTTTTATTCGGTATGATAACTTATACAATATTTGAATTTGTTTCTGCATTGATATTTGCTATTCGTAAACACACTAAAGATTAAATAAATTTAACTAAGCCTAACAAGGCAGAAAGGGGAGTATGAATAATAAACAAATAGCAATCAAATTAAGAGAACTTGCGAACGAGTTAGACCCAACTAGCGAAACTTTACAAAAACAAGATTATTGGGAAATTAAAATCAAGGAAGGTCAGACTATTGAAGGAACTTTAGAAGAATGCAAAAAACTCTTTCCTGTATGGTGTTGGACTAATAGTAATTTAGACCAAATAGTAAATTCTGATAGAACATCTAACAAAGCTTATACAGTTAAAGTTCGAGCAAACATTGAATCAGATGAAGAGCTTAAGAATATGAGTGCTGATGACTTAAAAGAAAAAGGCATAATCGGTATAACACTTTTAGAACGCCTACAGTTAGAAATAGATTATTTTAAGAATACTGGTGAACATTTAGATATTCAAAATATAACTTTATGTTCTGGGTCTCGCGACTCCGATGGCGACGTGCCCCGCGTTCGCTGGGACAGCTACGGTTCGACGTTGTGCGTCTATTGGTGCAATCCCTACGACCGGTATTCGAACTTTCGCTCGCGTGGGATTAAAGATTAGACTGCTCCCTTGTGTCTTGTACCCTTAATAAATTCCTAGTTATGGGAATAGAAAGAAAGTAGACTTGATAGCTAAAAAGTGCTATAATTTAAATAACATTAACAAAGAAATATGAAACTAAACCAAATAATTGGTAGCCAAGAATCTTTAGCGAAGCTTTTAGAGCTTAAAATACCTATTAAGGTTTCCTATAAAGTAAGCAAGTTAATCAATAAAATTCAACCTGACCTTAAAATATACGAAGAAAAGCGTATGGATTTGTTTAAGGAATATGGTGTCTTAGACGAAGAAAAGCAAGTTTATAACTTAAAACCAGAGAACATAGAAAAGTTTAGCGAAGACCTTAAAACCCTTTTAGATACCGATATAGATATGAGTTTTGGAGAAGGAAAGGAATTGGAAAAGATTAAAATCAATGATTTAAGTGGCGAAATTGAACCTAAATATCTTATGGCATTGGATTGGCTTATTGAATAACTATGAAGAATATCTCAATCGTGGGTATAGAAGCCCGAAATAAAGTAATAGAAGGTGCTGATTATCTAGCATCTTCAGTTGTATCAAGCCTCGGACCATTTGGATTAAATTGTCTTATTGAAAATGGCAACAAAATAACTAACGATGGATTTGCTATTTCTACTGCCGTAGCTCCAACGATAGAAAATGAGTTTTCTAGACGTGGTGCTTTAACCTTACATGAAGCCGCTTCTAAAACTAATGATACTGTTGGCGATGCTACCACAACTTCTATAGCCCTCGCTCAAGCAATCTTAAAAGAAGCTATCCGCTTACTTCCAAACGATAAAACACTAGTCGCTAAAAAGAAACCAAGTGAAATCCTTAAAATGATTGAGGAATCTAAGAAAAATGTTATTGAAAAACTCAAAGAATACGCTAAACTCATTACAAGCGAGCAAGAACTTATCGAATCAGCTAAAGTTTCTGTCGAAGACGACACCCTCGCACATCTTATTGGAAGGACACAATATGCTATCGGTAAAGAAGGTTTTATTGTCGCTGAAGAAGTCAACGAAACAACATCAAGTGTAGATATTGTCAAGGGAATTAGAATAGACAATGGATTTGGAACACCTTTTGTTATTACAGACCAAGTAAATCAATCTCTTGAAGTTAGGGATTCTAATATTTTACTTACAAACTACACGATTTTAGAAAGTGATATAATTGCCTTAAAAGAAAAGATAATAAATCCTTTAATCGCTCAAAAGAAACACCAGCTTATTATAATCGCTCGTGCTTTTGATTCAGGTGCTATTAAGCTTTGTATGAATTCTTTACAAGCAGGATTTGCCATTTATCCTATTAACGCTCCTTATGTTTATCAAAGTGAAGTTATGAAGGACCTCGCAGCAATTACAGGAGCGCAATATTTTGATACCGAAGACTCACGACTCGAAGATGTAGACGAAAGACACTTAGGATTTGTGACTAAACTTGTAGCACGAAGATTTGATGCAATTATTACAGGACCACTGGATAGTGAAAATATTCTTGTATTGGATGCTATAAATACTCGTATTAAACAGCTTGAAGAAAAACTGATAAACGCCTCGGATTTTGATAAGAAGCTACTTCAGCAAAGAATAGCCCAGTTTAAGAGCGGATTTGCTATTCTAAAGGTAGGAGCAGAAACCTTACTTGAACGAAAGTATAAGAAGGACAAAGCAGATGATGCAGTTAATTCAGTACGGTTAGCATTACAAGAAGGTACTGTAAAAGGTGCAGGGTTAGCTTTTAAGGAAATCTCAGACACTTTAGTAGACGATGATATACTTAAACGACCACTTCTTGCTATCTATAACCAGATTATGACAAGCGCACCAGAAGGATTTGTAATCGAGGATTGGGTTAGAGACCCTTATCTTACTTTAGTAGCTGCTCTAACAAACGCTTGTAGCGTAGCAGGACAGATAGCAACGATTAACTCAGTAGTAACGGCGGAAGATACTAAGACTTGTAATTGTAATAAAAATTCAAATGAATAATAATAAAGATATAAAAATGGAAGAGCTTAATCATTGGAAACTAAACTCCGATAGATTCATAGAACTTAAAACCTTCTTAGATGAGACGGTAGAATTACATGGTATAGACCAAAGTGATACTGTTTTAGGTGTAATGCCAGATGGTGATATTTTTTATAAGATAATTCCTAAAAAAGAAGTTAATATAGTGAGGAATAGTATTAGGCGAAACCCAATGTCTTAATTGTGAAACGGCTTCATTGGTATTAGATATGATTGTTCAACCTAAAACTAACGAGATTAAATAAATGGCACATGCAGGCGGAAGACCATCAGAATATACGAAAGAAACAGCAGATAAGATATGTCATCAATTATCTGAAGGTATTTCTTTACGGACTGTATGTTTAGCGGATGATATGCCTGATAAGCAAACGGTGTTTAGTTGGATGAGAAAATACCCAGAGTTTCTCGACCAATACGCACGTGCAAAGGAAGAATCCGCTGACGCAATGGCTGAAGATGTCCTTGCGATTGCTGATGAAAGTGAGAACGATTGGATTGATAAACAATTCGGTAAAACAACAGTTAGAGTTATTGATAATGAAGCGGTACAACGCTCTAAACTTCGTGTTGATACTCGTAAATGGTTGATGTCTAAAATGAAACCTAAAAAATACGGTGAAAAACTTGATTTAACAAGTGACGGCAAAGCACTTCCTTCGCCAATATATAATGGAAAATCTAAATAACTTTCAGTTCTCAGATACAACCGCTACCAAAAAGATATTTGAATTAAAGAAACGTATCCGAGCAGTAGCAGGCGGTACATCAGCCAGCAAGACTATATCTATTCTTGTCTGGCTTATTGATTATTGCCAGTCTACAAAGAACGAGCTGTGTTCAGTAGTTTCTGAGTCTTATCCGCATTTAGAAAAAGGTGCGATGCTAGACTTTGAGAACATAATGAAAGACAGAGGATACTGGAAAGACGATTTATGGCATCAGACTAAACACGTTTATACATTTGAAACAGGGAGTAAGTTAGAGTTTTATTCGCCTGATACCTATGGTAAGGCTCATGGACCGCGCAGAGATGTGCTGTTTGTAAACGAAGCTAATAATATGGACTATACGATTATAGACCAGCTTATAATTCGTACACGTAAAGTAGTTTGGATGGACTGGAATCCTTCAGCGGAGTTTTGGTTTTATACTGACATGTTACCCAATCGTCCGAATGACATTAATTTTATTACGTTGACTTATAAAGACAATGAAGCTTTAGACGAAGTTACTGTACAGGAAATTGAATCACACAAGAACAATAAAAACTGGTGGCAGGTTTATGGACTTGGACAGTTGGGAACTATAGAGGGGCGAATTTATAAAGACTGGAACGTCATACAAGATATACCTTTTGAAGCACGCTTAGAACGCAGAGGTACGGACTTTGGTTATTCAAACGACCCGACCGCTATAGTAGATGTTTATTATTATAACGGTGGATATATTTTAGATGAACAATGCTATCGTAAAGGGCTTTCAAACAAGAATATAGCTGATTTAATTAAGAATTATCATCATCCTGATACGTTAATAATCGCTGATAGTGCCGAACCCAAGAGTATAGATGAGCTTAAAATGTATGACTTAAACATTTTACCTTGTATTAAAGGTGCAGACTCAATTCGCTCTGGTATTCAGTTTGTTCAACAGCAAAAGATTTCAGTTACCGCGAGGTCAACTAACTTGCTTAAAGAATATCGAAACTATATGTGGCAGACTAACACTGATGGTAAGGTTATAAACAAACCAGAGGAAGGAATGGACCATTTAATGGACGCAACACGTTATGCACTTAACTCAATCGTTGCACCTGCACAGTTTATTTCAAAAGCGACGGTACAATATTTTGATTAAAAACTTTTTTTGTGCTATACTATGCTCAACTTAGTAAATTAAATTTACAATCGTGATAGGCAGAATTGTTACTGATACTAAAACTGGTTTACCACTCGACGGAAATGGAAAAGCTCTCGAGGTTTCGAGTTATAATCCACCAGATGAAATAAAAAAGTTGTTTGCAAGGTGCCAGAGTGACTATTCCGTCGCGTGGAGTTTACAGAATCGTCCTTTTCCTGAATTTGATGGTTACTCCTTACTAGAACGTACTCGAATGGACCAAGAAACATTTGGTGCTTTCGTAGGCGCTGAATACGTCCCACAGAATAAGAAATGGCGTTGGAAAGGACGAAAGAATACAGCTCGTAACATGATTATTGGGATACTTGCTCACGTTATAGCTGGTATGCTTTTCCCATATTGTTATGCTTATAACGAAGAAGATGAAGAAGACGAAATGACCGCTAAGGTTATGAAAATCTTAATCGAAGACCATCTTAAGAAAGCAAACTATGAGTTGAAGTTCATGTACATGATGACTTCTGCTTTAGTAAATCCAGCAGTCTTCGTGGAAGTTGAATATGTAGAAGCCATGCAAAGGATTAAAGTTAAAAATCCCAATGGCACTTATCGCATAGAAGAAGCAGTCGATGAATTACTTTCAGGTTTAAATTTGAATATAATTCCTATTGACTCGTTGCTTTTAGGAGATTTTTATACGTTTGAAATGCAGAAACAGCCTTACATGATTAAGGTTAGACGTATTAGTTATGACCAAGCACGAGCTGAGAACGCTGGTAAGTGTTTTATTGGTGATAAAGACCAGTTTGATTTCGTGAGAGCTGGAACTACTCGTGTTGTTCAATCAGGTGTTGCTAACCAGACTTTATACGATATTCAATGGACAGAAGCTGATGAAAATTATGTTCAAGAACTTACATTTTATTACAGAGGTGAAGACTTACAGGTTAAATTCGTAGGCGGTGTGTTTATAGGTGCTTTTGACGAATCAAACCCAGACCAGATTTATAACATGAATCCGTTTGAACATCGTAGAATGGCTTTAATCGGTAATGATTGGATTTCAGTCCCAGTATATCCTTTTGCTAAGTCTGGGTTTGAACCGTTAGACCCACAGATGAGATTTGCTTACTATAAGTCAGCAGCTTTCAAAGAGTTTTGGGATGATGCCTCACAGAATAGAGCTTATCAATTAGCTCAAGACGGTATGAGTTTAGATGTTATGAAGCCTGTATTTATGTCGGGTGTGGCTAAAATCGACTCTACTGTGATGGTTCCAGGAGCAACAATAGGAATGCCAGCAGGTGCGTCCGTAACACCTTACCAACTCGGTCCTAATATCGCTGCTGCTCTACAAGTGATGCAACAGAACGTACAAGATTTAAGCGTATCTACTTCAGATCAACAGAACTCTGGTAACCCGCAAGCAGGTGTTAGTGCCACAGCAGTTAATAAAGCAGACCAGAACGCTCGTGTTATTCTCGGGGTGTTTGGAAGTATGATTGTCGACCTTGTTAAGCAAATTGGTGAGCTTACAATCGATGAGATTATAATGCACACCACGATAGGTACTATTGATGCAACTATTCCTGACTCCTTAAACATGAAGTTCCGTACTATTCTTTCTAAGGGCAAAGAAAACGGCAAAGACGTAACGAATAAGATAAACTTTGACTCCCAAATGATGGGCTGGAACTTAACACCTGAAAAAGCTAACGAGATGGAATGGAATTTGTTTTACAAAGCAGGGGGAATGAACGCCAAACAAAGAGTTTACCAAGTTAATCCTTACAAGTTTGCAAGACATCGTTTCTCGTTATACATTGACCCTGACCAGATTATCTCTCGCTCAATGGGTACAGACCAACTAAGGAACGCAAGGGCTATCAATATCCTCACAAGCCCTCAAATAGCTCCGTATGTTGACCAACAGGCTGTGGTAGATAAGTTTGTGCTTGAAGAATACTCTGATGGCGACCCTGACCAATTTAAGAGCAAACATCCGCCAGGTGATATGCTTAACACTGCAATGGGACTGCAACCGCAAGGACCAGCGCAACAAGCGGGGACAATGCAGATGTAAAGGTCGAATTTAATTAATCAATATATATATATGAAAAAATTATCAGGAAAAGAATTATTGCATAGAGCTATGCAACCACAAATGAAGAAAGTACATAAGAAAACAACAGGTGCAAGTTTACAAGGAAGTTATGTTAATCCTCAGAGCAGAGCATTTGGTGGAGCAGGAACTAAAGGTATCCAATCTCAAGCTCCTATAAGTCTACAAGGCAAGAAAATGAAGAAGCACAAGAAAGCACCTACAACTCCTTTGCAACAGCAACAGGCTTATAAGCATAAAAAGGGCTGGATTGCAGGTGCAATTAAGAAACCAGGTGCATTACACAGTGAACTTGGAGTTAAAAAGGGTGATAAAATCCCTACTAAGAAACTCAACGCTGCCGCAGGTAAAAAAGGTTTAGTCGGTAAGCGTGCAAGACTTGCTCAGACTTTAGAATCATTTCATCATAAGCATAAAAAGCACATGAAGGAAGTTAAGAAGTCTAATAAAGACCTTGTTCAATGGGCTAAGGAAGAAGAGAAAGAGCCAGAACATAAGAAGCATAAGAAAGAGTTTACTGGTGGCGAAAAGAAAGCTACCTTTGACCAAAAGCATTGTAAAGTTTGTGGTAAATCACATGCAAAGCATAAAGCCTAAAATCAAAGTAAATAATCGTTTAAAAGGGGTATTCGGAGAAACTAAGACTACCCCTGGCAAGCGTGCTATCGTTCAGATAAATGTTAAGGCTCACAAAAATATAGTCTTTAAAAAGTCTTATACTCTTAAAGAGTCGTTAGCAGATACCATTAAGCATGAGTTTGACCACGCCAGACATCCTAACAAGTTAGAGAAAACTGTGTATAAAGATACATCTAAGTTTATGAAGAAAGCTTCAAGTAGTCAGGTCGATAAGTTAGTAAGAGAATTAAGGAAAGGTAAATACAATGGATAAGAAACCTATTGTTAAAAAGAGCAAGCCAGTCAAAGGTATGAGTTTGCATCATTTCATAGCCGTCGGTGGAAAACCTGCTGACTTTAATAAGGCAAACGAAACCGAGAAGCTGAGAGCTTCTTCTAAGAAAGGTTAATATGTTTACATACTTTTGGCGTATTCATAAGTTGAAGTTGGATGACTTTGCTAGAATCTTAAGACAACAGAGAAACTATCTATCTGAATTGACTGGTGAAGAGAAAGAAATAGTTATTGCCAAATATACTGAGATTGCAGACTTGATTTTATCTAGTGGACTATTGGAAGTTAAACCAACTAAAAAGCCAAAGAATGCAAAAGTTAATCGCTAAAATTACTGTATGGCTCTTAAAAAGCAAGCGTTTAGATGGAGAATCTCGTATTCTTCTTTTAAACGCTCTTTTGAATAACTTGTCAGTTTTACCGATGAAAGACGTGATAACCTTTGCACCTGACGGCACTTTATTAGTTAAGGGAAAGACATTAACAATCGAACAAGCCGTGCAGATACGAGAAAGTGCTGTGTCCCTTAAAAACAATCCTACTTATTCACTTCTAAAAGAACAGATGGCTTACGAAGCAATTAAGATGGGTGTTCATAAGTCTACAACGCTTGATATGTTAGCTTTCTCTAAGGCTGCGCTTTGGATAAATGAACAAGAAACGAAGA